TGATTGGGCTGCACAGCGAAAAAGGTGAAGAATGGGCGAACATCGGCCGCTCTTTAATCAAGGGCATCCTCAATTCCGCGCGTGGCATTGGCAACAAGGATAATTCGCCTGCCGCACAGAACGCACGCCGCATCAACGGCCTCGGCGATCTGGATGGGATCGAGTTCCTTGCACGTGTCGACATGGAAAAAGACCAGAACGGCAATGACAAAAACGTCATCAAATACGCCGTCACCAGCGACAATAAGGAATATGCCGCATTAATGGGTCGTGGTGGTTATACCACCGCACCAGCTGCTGCCGCATCGCCGAGCCAACCCCAAAAACCAGCGGGCAATATGCCTTCCTGGGCACAGTAAGGGGGTGGCAGAATGTTACTGAGACCCAGACAGAAAGAGCTTGTCGCCAACACGGTAGCAGCCCTGAAAGAGCATGGAAACACGCTGGCCGTTGCCCCGACGGGTGCTGGCAAGACCATAATGCTTTCGGCGGTGCTCGGTGACTTGTTCAAAGACGATATTAGCAAAGCGTGCGTGTTGGCTCACCGCGATGAATTGACGGTTCAAAACCAGACCAAATTCAAGCGCGTGAATCCGCACCTCAGCACCAGCGTTTATAACGCTTCCATTAAGACGTGGCATGGCGATGTGACGTTTGCCATGGTGCAGACCCTCTCGCGGGAAAGCAACCTTGCCACCATGCCGGTGTTGGATGCGCTGGTAATTGATGAAGCGCACCACGCAAGGGCTGACAGCTATCTGCGCGTGATTGAACACGCCCAGAAAGTAAACCCCGCCGTCAAGTTACTTGGCATGACCGCTACGCCGAACCGTGGCGATAAGCTGGGCTTGCGTCCAATATTCAGCAACGTGGCGGATCAGATCACCGTTAAGGAATTGATCGCTTCTGGTCACCTCGTACCACCACGCACTTTCGTGATGGATGTGGGTGTGCGCGACGAACTGAGCAAAGTCCGCAAAACCGCCCTTGATTACGATATGGGCGCGGTTGCCAACATCATGAACACCGTGCCGATTAACGATGCAGTGGTGAAGCACTGGCAGGAAAAAGCGGGTGACCGCAAAACCGTGGTGTTCTGCTCCACCGTTAAACATGCACAGGATGTGGCTGCGAGTTTCAATGCTGCTGGCGTGCCTGCCGTATTCGTGCATGGCGATATGTCAGAAACCGAACGCAATAATACCATCGCCGCTTACACCTCGGGCGAAGCGCAGGTGATCGTTAATGTGGCGGTGCTGACCGAAGGCTGGGACTTCCCGCCCACTGCCTGCGTGGTGTTGCTGCGTCCTAGCTCTTACAAATCCACCATGGTGCAGATGATCGGTCGCGGCCTCCGCACGATTGATCCCAATGAGCATCCAGGTGTGGTGAAAAAAGACTGCATCGTGCTGGATTTTGGCACGGCAAGTCTGATTCACGGTGCGCTTGAGCAGGAAGTTGATCTGGATGATCACAATCAGGATGGTGACGCGCCTTATAAGGATTGCCCTGAATGTGGCGCATCCGTTCCCATTGCCACCAGAGAATGTGCGCTGTGCGGCTATGTATGGGAAAGTGCGAACACTTCCAAGACGTTGGGCAGCAACGATTTCGTGATGACGGAAATCGACCTGTTGAAGCGTTCCAGTTTCTTGTGGTGCGACCTGAATAATGACGACCGCTACTTCGTGGCGACGGGTTTCAACGCCTGGGCTGGCGTGTTCCACAAAGATGGTGACTGGCACGCCGTTGGCGGTCGCAAGAATGAGCAGCCGAAGCTACTGGCTTCGGGTGAGCGCATTGTGTGTTTCGCCTCGGCGGATGATTATCTCAACCTCTTTGAAAGCGAGGATACGGCTCACAAAACCCGTTCGTGGCTGCACCAGCCCGCAACGGAAAAGCAGCTGCAATATCTGCCACCGTCCTGCCGCCATGATTACAACCTGACGCGCTACAAGGCTTCTGCCTTGATGACCATGCAGTTCAACCGTCAGGCCATTCATAGTGCCATCAATAGCGGGAGGGCAGCATGATTGACCCGACCGATTTTGAAAAAGACTGCATGGCAGCAGCGTTGAAGCCGCTCGGCGAATATGTCGCCGAGATTGGCATGCACCGTTCCTTTGCGGAAATGACCAAGCATGAGGTGCTTACCATCATCGAAGTGGTGGTGACGGCTTATCAGGATCGCATGCGCGAGGGTAGCTCGGAGGTGCCGTTCTGATGTTGGATTTCAATCACAGACCCACCTTTACCGAAACACTCAACACGCTGATTGATGCGGCGTTGGTGGCAGAACAGAAAACCAAACCCGAGCGCGACTATATGGGCGCGTCACGGCTTGGCGTTTCCTGCCAGCGTGCGCTTCAATATGAATTTACGCATACGCCGAAGGATGAAGATTTCTCTGGGCAGACGCTGCGTATCTTCGCTGCTGGTCACGCCTTTGAAGATATGGCGATCAAATGGCTTCATGCCGCTGGGCTGCAATTATTCACGCGCAAGCAGAACGGTGAAGCCTTTGGTTTTTCTGTTGCTGGCGGCCGCATCCGTGGCCATGTCGACGGCATTATCAATGGTGCGCCCGAAACGCTGGGTTTGAGCTTCCCTATGTTGTGGGAGTGCAAATCCATGAATGCCAAGTCGTGGA